GACCACGTTGTAGCGTCCACTGTCGTTGAGTCGAAGGCACCACCAGTACCTAGCTGAGTGTCCGCCCCAGCATCATCGGTAAACCAAAGCTCATTCGGCGAGGCTGTATTAACCCATATCTGCCCTTGGCCTGCAACATCAGCAGACGCATCGGCCTGCTCTTGAATAAACAAAGTTCCAGGGTTAATTGTCAAGGCACCACCCATGGTGTCGGCAGCGCCGTTGACCACAAAAGAGTCATCAACCGCTAAAGTGTCGTCTGTTAAGGTTATATTAGCTCCTGCCGCTAAGTTGGTATCGGCAGAAATATCTACACCGGAAACAGTGGTACTTGTATGGTCATGAGAATCATTGGCAACCTCACCGTCAGCATCGAGGTCTACAGCAGTACCGAAGTCACCAGCATCGGGAACATCGTCATCCGTCCCACCAATATTATGAAAGTCGCTAGACGTAGCAGCCTGTATGCTAGAAAGCGTAACGCCGGACTGATCCACACCATCAACTATAGCCCTCGCGGATACAACATATGGCATAAATAAAATCATAAGAATAGAAATATATTTAAACATATCTTCCTCCTAGAATTTTCTTCCTGTTATAGTTATAAATGCTGCATTGGCACCGCCATCATTACCCATGGTTACTTTTAGCTCTGATGTACTATTCATTTCAAAAGGCGGTTCAAATACAAATACATAGTCAGTATAACTATCTGTTGTATATGAATCAAATGTAACATCATAACTGGCACTAGTGCCACTATCATATATAACTGTTATATCCGAATCGCAGGAAGCATCTACCTTAAGGGCCACATGTTTAACCTCCCATGCAGCGCCAGAGGCCGTAATAAATGTGTGTCCGTCGCTTGTGTCAGGGTCGGTGGCTGTGTACACATATTGTGTGCCAGGAGAGGCGATTGGGAGTGGATACGTAGCTGAGGTAGCACGAACCGTATTCCCTGAATCCTCCCACATACCAACAATGCCCGTTATGGTTGCGTCCACATCTGCCTCAGTATACTCAGTATTAGAAGAGCTACCAGAGACAATGTCTACCTGCATCTCGCTCCCAGCTATAGCATTATCAAGAAGCTCAACCGCAGTCTTAATTGCCGCAGAGTTTGTTTCCGTGACTGCACCGGATGAAATAACCACAGCACCAGTATCGCAAGCGGTGATTTTACCATCAATATTTGTAGTATCCGTAGCAATGGTGTTTAAGTCGTCGTTGATTTCGTCGTCAGTAGCTATCGTAACCCGCTGTACTGTTACCCCATTTACGCCCGACCCAGCAGCTACACCAGCCTGGCCAACGATAGGATTAACCTTAGCTCTATCACTTTCATCCCAATCATCCATGATCTCAAGTGCGGCCTTAATACTAGCAGACTCGGCATCAATAACCCACAACTTACCATTGGCATCAACAATCAAACCGGAGTAGTCGCCATCTGTACCAGCAAGAGAGGCCGCCGCATCCGCCCGAACAGTAAGGGCGAGCGTACCACTGTTACCGCTAACATGGGCATTATCTTCGGCGTACTGCGTTCCGCCTGCCCCAGATACAACGTCTACCTGAAGGTTGCCAGTGGTGGGGTCAACATTGATGTTCTTTCTATCCGTGCCATCGTCGCCCTGGACTAGTATGCCATTCCCAAGGGTTCCACCCTCGGTACCAATCCCAGAGTTCCCTGCTTGACTCGCACAAGGAAGCAACAGACCGAGTACAAGCAAGCAAGCCAATACTTTTCCTTTAAAATTCATTACATTACCTCCTTGGTGTGATTCGCGCTGTGAATCTTGAGTTCGTTATGACCGGCAAGCGGTCACGTTTCTTCTTGACATTGTGTTTTGCTCTTGCAAGCAAGAGATAGAACTTATTTAGTTCAGTGTCTGATCTACGCTCGTCATGCTGCTTGTAGTAAGCTTGTGAGAGAACGTAGTGAGTAAGAACCTTCCTATGCCATACTGGCACAAGGGGGTCAGAAGCATGTTGTGCTGGGGATTTTACATATACTATAGTAATTGTATATACTGCGTCTGGGATTGGTGAGAAGCCAATCGTGTTCTCTTCGAAATAATATTCAGTGGGCTCCCCGCTCGACTCCTTCCACGCTGGTAGTTCAAGGTCTAGTCTCTTCCTAGATGTCGGGTCCACGATCTGGTCATTACTATTCACAGTAACGTACACAGATACGATGCCAACAAGATCGGTTGGAAGAGTGTATTCCCCAGTAGACGCAACAGTGGCAACCGTGGAGCTATTAGTCTCTATGAAATAATCCAGCTCCTGAGCATACTCCATAACGCCTTCGAACCACCACTGCTTTATTTCGGTATCATCAAAAAAGACCCCAGAAGGGTCATTGGCCTGAGTCTTAATATACTCGACCATATTATCAATGGTGTCTAGGGCAAAAGTCATTTACGCTCCCCCTACCATGTTTCTACGGTTACTCTGCCATCGGAGCCAGTGATTACAACCCAGCAGCCCTTATGGAACCTTAAGCCTGGTTTACTCCAGGACTTTTGAAACGTCTCTCCTGGCGCGACCTCAACCTCATACGGATCACCAGTGGCCGCGGTAGCGTGGTCATAGAACTTAGCAGTAATAGCATTGGCTCCAGCCTTAACGGTTAGTCCAGTAATCCAGACGTGGTTAGTATAGGTGGCCCCAGTAGCAGTTACAGTTTTAAAGTTCGCCATGTTTACCTCCCATATGGACCCCGGCAGAGGCCAAGTACCAGGGCAAAACCTTCTTGGCAAGGTGTCCTAATGGACGTTAATTCTAAGCAACACTCCACTTAGACTGAACAGAACTCTGGCCCTTCACATAGAAGTTTGTTGCTCCACCAATAAGCTCAACCCAGTCGCCAACGCCAGCAGCGGCTGCCATCGTAATCGTAGTACCAGCAAGAGAAATATAGTTATCCTCATTCGTATCGGCCTGTTGGAAAATACCACCCTTGAGAATTGCGGCTGTGGCGGTTATATCCGATTCGGTCGTGGCATTCTTGATTATAAAGGTATAATGTAATCCAGCTGCGACAGCCGGGAGGGTAATATCTACCTTGCCACCGCTCGTGTCAAGGATGAAGATACCCCCAGATTCAGCGGCTGTGACGGTTCTAACATCGTCAGTGTTGGTAAGATTATAGACTTTTAAATCTCCCAGTACGGTCCCGGTAACGGTAACATCACCAGTAAACGTGGACGCACCAGTAAAGGTTGACGTACCAGTTACGGCGAGAGTTGACCCGAGGGTTACGGCACCCGCAGTGGAGACAGTAAGCATAGCCGAGCCAGAGGTGTCATCAACCAAAAGTGCATTAGCATCAAGCGATTTAGGCTGGAGCCTCAGCGACCCAAGATGTGTATATCTATCTGACATTTCTATCTCCTTTCAAAATTTGGGAGAAGGGCCGGGCGACCGACCCGACTCCCGGTTGGGTCCTAATACCCAGACTAGCTGGACTCAGACCCGTTTAATCTACGCAGGTACCGACATTGAAATCCAGCGCCAGTCCCCAACTACACCGTAAGTATACCGAGTGTAGGCAGAGTACTTAGCGACGAACGTATCAAAGTCACGCATTTTGAAGAACTTCGGAGCGACTCTGTCAATCCAAACCATCGCACGCTTCATGCGTTTAGAGTCAATCAAGAACCAATTGTCCGTATCCAAGTCAAGGTGGTCCCATACATCATAGCGGAAGCCCTTGTTATAGTTGGACGCGTTATCGGCGTTATCGGACCGAAGCTGTGATCTGGTGATCTCGAAGAAGTCATCGGCTTTATCCGGGTGACCAAGCAAAAGGTCGGGCATAATGCCAGCGAGAATACCATTATCAGACTTATACTTTCTCATAAGCTCCCTATTGGTGATTACGTTGTCATGAGAAACCTCCAACGTATATAGGTTGTCCTGACTCAGGGTGCTATTCGGGACAATCGAAGAGTGAGCGTTGGCGCACAGTGCTCCGCCATCGTAGATAGAAGTGCTTGTCCCCTCATCATCCGTGGTGGCGTTAGCATAATTCAAGCGCCTCGCGCCATCCCTCTCCCGCCTCTCGGCGATAGACTTAGCAAGCCCCCTGGCTTTATTTTCAATCGAGAAGTGCATAGCATCCTGAATCAGCTTCCACTGAATCTGAATACCCGGAGCGTACTCCTTGTATTCCAGCTGCGTTGCACTATTCTCGTAAGTATCCATGTACTCGACAGTCCCAGTAAATTCACTAGCTACTGGCAGGTCGATAATACCAGCAAACTTCTGGTATGGAAGGCCCCTATGGGGCAGAAACGAGTAAAAACTTTTCAGCATTGAGGGGAATCCGTCGAACTCTTCGGAGAAATATTTACGAAGACCCGGCTCAATAAGACTAGCAAAATTTCCTCTTGTCAGTGCCATTTATATTCCCCCCTTATGTGCTCACGGTTGAGCTAGAACCATACAGCGAAGAAGTCAACATTACTTCGAGCTTCTTCTTGTCATCAGAAATACCAACTACCTTACAGAAGTCACCAGCACCGGTCTTGTTGAGGACGATATACACTCCGTCGCCGTCGCTCTCAAGCGAATATGCACCGAGAAGATTATTCCCAACAGAGACAAGTTTGTAGGTGTCGGCATTAGCAAAGCCAGTACTACCCACGCTAGCGAAAGTGAAAACCCCACCAGTGTTATTGAAGTCAGTTACGGTGAGAAGATCACCAGCAGATGAATCCCCAGAGGCGCAAGTGACAACCTCAAGGACAGAGCCGATCATCAAGTCGTCTTCGCCAGGAAGGAACGAAGTGTCCTCAATAGTCGTGCCACTGCCGCCGGTAGCGGTAAGAGTAGTCGCATTAACAATTTCAGAGATACCAACCTCATAGATAATCATGGGGTTGATGTAGACCTCAATCTCAGTGAAAGTATCTGTGGCGGTAGATGCCATCGCAGCTACACCAAGGATATCAACACCAGTGATAGAGGCCGCACCGGCAGTCACAACGACTCCGGTTGCCGTGAATTTTACAAGCTCACCATATTCGAGAACTGTGGCCGCGGTAAGCGGCTTCATCTCGGGATGAAAGGCGGCTGAAAATCCCGGGAACTTCAAGGGTCTAAAAGCCATTCCCTTAATACCTCCCTATACTTTTCCCATGCCAATTATTTGATTCACAAAATGGGCATGCATATAAGCCAATTTCGCATGGAAATCCACACTGTATACATCTGAGCTTTGTGGGCTCATGCTTACTGTGATCGTGATATAGGGGTGTTGCTGTTGGTGTGGGGAATTGCTCAATGAAATGATCTAAACTTCTTCCTTTGTCCATTACTGGTTAGAAGAGGTCTCCCCCTCCATCCAATACCTCCCTTATATCTGAATCTCCCTGTCTGAGCCACAACACATAATCAGAATTTGTCATCCCCATCATGGATGCAGCGGCGGCCTGGTCTTTTGTAATCTTCACCCGCTCGGTCTTTTGCTTCTTTGACCCGCCAGTGATAACCTTGTCGCTTCTGCGCGTAGCAATCTTCTGGGAGAGTTCTTTTTTCCCATGACTCTTGGCAGCATTTACAATCTGGTTAAAATACATACTACGGAAAACTTCATCAACAGGCTTGCCCATAGCCTGAGCCTTGGCATTCGATAACATGCTACTAAGGTCACTATCGGAAAACATTTCTGAGTAATCTTTTTTAATCTTAGCTTCAGCCCTAGAGTCCCGATCTGTCTTATCCTTCTGTTCGAGACTCTTGAGTCGTCTATCAAGCTTCTGTTCAAAATCACCCATATATTCTTTATCGTTATCCCCATAGTCGTTGACCATGCCATCAAAACTGTCCTTAAACCTCGGGTCATTAGAGTAAAGCTGTGCTATCTGTTGCCAAGTGCCGAGAGCATGTAACTTTCTCTCGTAGTTCTTGCCCTTCTGATAGCCAGCGATTAACTCCTCTTCCGTCGGGTTGTGAGTTTCACCATCTGCCCTAATATCCCATCTCTTAGGATCATTAGGGGTAGCGTCATCACTAGTTACCTCATCAGGAGTATCCTCAGGAGCATCGGTTACCTCTTCCACCACATCCTCTGCAACTGGTACCTCCACATCAATATAGTCCTGATCTCTAACATCTTCGCTCATGTTGTTTCCTCCGTCTCTCTATCGACTTCGTTTTAGGTTTGGTCTGCCGAAGCTAGACTCCATCACGATTGGTCTTTTAAGACTAACCTCCCAGTCCCAACTGAGATGTTGCGCCTTGCGTCTGACTCTGTGGGTTCGGAGCAGAACCCCCTTGACCTGGGCGGGCCCCCTGTCCTTGTGCAGCCATAAGCTGCCTTTGTTGCGCTATAAAATCTATTGCCTGCCTCTTTATCATCTCTGGCATATCCACCATCTCAAGTGTAAGCTCCGGCGGTAGTAATCCAAGTTGATATAGGGTTAGGCCGAGAGAATGCTTCTGTGCTCTCGTGTACGGAAGTGAACTATCAGGTACAAGTTCCACATCATACAGTACCCCAAATCCGTCTCCAGTTACCTCGAAAAAGATAGAATTAGTCAGGCCACCATCAGATATTCCCTCTCCAACACTACGTACCTGTGGGCCTCCGGTTTCCGAAATCTGGGATATATACTGCTCGTACATCTGTTTCATCTGCTGCGCCTGCGGCCCAACAATTCTGATTATTCTAGCATCAGAGTACCTCGACCCATAGATGCCAATCATAATCTTTGCGAATCTCTCGATGGACCCCTCAATATTCCTGGCCTGCAATCTCAGTCCTCGCAGTGCCTGCGTGTATAACTCTCGTATTGCTGAGGCAGCCCGCACACCAGACGGCGCCCTACCCTGGGTTACTTCCTGTAACCCCGAGATATTATCATTGAGAAACATAAACAGTTGCGTAAGTCCACTAACATACTGCGGCATACCAGGGGCATAGACCCAATTTATTTCCCCTCCCGGCCTGATTGGATAGATTTCGCCTGGGGTGTTAGTTATTACCTCTGGCTCTATGCCACAGTTGTCTGTGATTACTAGTTTTGGGTAGGCTGTTAGTTTTGCGTTATCAACCTGTATTCCAAGCAAGTCATTAAAAGTCTCTTGCAGTGATTTCAATTGTCCCACTATAGCCATGCCTACAACTTGTCTTGCAAGGGGAATTGTTACCCAATCAACAAAGGGCCACTTTACCCCCCTGAGTTCATAGCTGTTAGGTTTATCTTCGAGGATTCTCTTCGACGTGATAGTTGTTATCCTGCCGAATGGATACTTCGGGGTGGTTTCCTCTTCAAAGACCTGCTCTCCGAAGTCATCAAAAATTATATCACCAGTCTCCTGGTTGATAGCTGGCTTGCTATTCGTCTCTTCCTCGTCATCATCATACCAGCACTCTGCTACTAGCCATCTGCCTGATTCGTCTGGGCGAACCGGCCACTCTACCCCGATAGCATTAAAGTTTTCTTGTGGCTTACCGCCGAACTCGTCATCCGTTATATCATACTTGCTCTCTATTTCTTTCGGTGTCATCCACTTGAGGTGTATGATATACTCTGAGTCATCTATGGCCTCGGCCTTGTCGTCCACCAAAACCATCCTTGGGTCAATAACCGTTACAACTTCCGCCCCAAGGCCGTTTCTCTTATCCGGGTCCCAGGACACCTTCCACCACCCAACACCATTTAGGCATGAGTCCTCTACGCAATCCTGCATCTTCTTTTGGCAGAGTTCGTTCTTCCACGTCTGTCTAAATAATTCAGAGTTAACGGCAGCAAAAAAGACACGCCCCTGGTCGTCGGTTGGTGTTATATCGACCGTGGGCCTGCCCTCGGTTATCTCGGCTATAATTGTCTGTATGGTCCTGAAACAGAAATTAGCCCTTACATCTGAGGTCCAATCCTCGCCATACGCACGCATCTGTTGATTTAGATATATATCAAGGTAGTTCTGGTATTCGGAGTTAGCAGAGTTTTTTCCCTGGAGCGCCTCAGAGTACCACTTCTCGATACGCTGAATTATCTTCTGGTCTTTATCTCCGGGGAACGGTAAACTCTTACTTGGCATTGTATATACTCTCCGCTCGTTTGCGTGCTTTTAGTATTTTATTTGTCTGGTCTTGTCTGTCTTCCGAGGTTATGGTGTCCCTTTTCTTATTCCTGTCCTGATAGATGATTCCTTCGAGGTGTTTCCTATTCGACCACGTGCCCAACCAAAAAGCCCCGAGCAAGAACCCCAAGCTAAGGGAGTTACTCAAAACTATGAGGGTAAGGGGGTGGGAAAAGAACTCATTCATTATGTCTCTCCAATCTAGTACTGTTGGGATGTCTATGTTTTACCTCTTTCTGGCACGAAAATCCAAACTTTTTTCAAGAAATTCCAATTTTTGATTGTTTTCCCAGTCCCTTATCGTATTTCTCCACCTGCCAAGAATACTTCTATTGAAGGAATTTGCCGCCACCACATTAGATTCATACGTCATGTTATCGTTTCCACCGCGCCTATAGACCACATAAAGTATGCCACGCTCACCTTTCCCGGTGTAATCTACCCGCTTCCCCTTATAGGTCATAACCGATGCCTCTATGATATAGGCCCTTCCCTTGTTATATATCGTGAACGTCTTCCACGGCCAGTGTCCCCTAAGTACACCACTCATCTACTTCTCCTCCTAGCTATTCTACTAAAGAAATTACCAAGTTTCCCAGCCCTTTTCTTGAAGTAGGGGCGCTCAAGCTCTATCATTCCCCAACAATCAAGGAGGTGGGACCATATCTCGGCCTCTCTAAATGACGGGGCCATCTGATCCCTCTTCCTGCCATGATAATCCATATACACGTGGTTCTTGCAGGAATACAAGAAGTGTTCGAGGCTTGAAAAGACAAATACATTCGGGCGGGTAAGTAAGGTGGGCTGGATGCCAGATACCTTGAACGTTGCCCTCTCGGTCACCTCTAGCTGTCCCTTACATAGGGCTATTCTTGACTTGACACACCCAGGGAACCTTACACATGGCTTGAAGTACAGGCCCTCGTCTTGAAATAGGCTTTGCCAGCTAGCCCCAGTCTTCTGGTCCTCTACGCACCCAGCACCATCTATGATTCGTATGTCTGGTGCAGTGAATCCATGTAACGCAGAGTTCTCCCTTGCCTTTATCTGCTCGGCATACTCCCTGGCTGTTACCCCCTGCAAGTAAATCTCATCATATAAGTACCTTGTCCCGTCGGGAGCCACCGCAACATACACAGCCGCCACAGGAGCCCTTGGATGTGGGTCAAGTGCCATATATCTAGTCCACTCAGGCGGCACATCGAAGGAATTAATAATATAATTGCCCTTGTTATAAGCTAATTCTGGGTAGACTAGGGACGCAAGGTGGATAGCCCGGCCATGCAGCCTAGCCTCCTGCTCTTCCTTGGTCATCCTAGAGGTAAAGTCCTCTATAAACTCAGGTGTAAGGTATTTGTTCTCCGTTATGTCCACAACCACGTAGAATACCTTCCCATCTGGCTCTCTCCCCAGGTTGGACTTCTCATATAGCTCATTCTGAATCCAGACAGACTCCGAGAGGGCCACTGGTGTCTGTGTCATGATGAACCTGCCCTCATTGATCCCCAAACCACGCATAAGGGGCACGAATTTGTCCCTAGGCAGCGGTTCATCCGCCCATACTAGGTTGCCAGTCCAGCCCTCGTAGGTCTTCGTGTTGGCATTGTGGGACATTATATCAAATGTGCTCCCATTGGGGAGGTAGGTGAACTCAGTATAGATGGTTTGGTGTGCCTTGCGCTTGAATAGCACCCTGTCGTCGGTCCAAGACGGGAACCACTCTGCAAGTTTAGCTAATACCACCTGCCCGCCTGTCTTTGTGAAGTCAGAAACTACTATTCTTGCCCTAATTGGCTGCTGCATCTTATTTTCATCTGGATACCAGGGTGGGTAGATACCAGTTACGTGCCAAATAAACTCCATACATCCAGCAATTGTCTTTCCGGTTTGATTACCACCACTGAATACCCTTATCATTGACGGGTTTGTGTGAAATATATGCTGCTTATACTGTGGTGTATACCATAGAAACCTAGATTCATTCCAAGATTTAATTAATTCCCTTAGGGCTACAGACCTAAGAAGGGATTCCGGTGTGGGTTTTGACTTCCCATCCGTAGAGCGTATCCCGCTCTCCATAAAAAACTCACTTAGTCCGTATCCCATTCTTCCCACTTCCCAAACTCCGTAGTAGATTCCTCACCGAATGGCTGAAATACCTTATGAAATATCTTATCGGACACTCCAGCCGACTTATCGTGGCCAGCGATTACTATCCAGTCACCCTTCTCAAGCTTCTTTGTCGCTAGGTTGTATTCTTTCTC